CATCGGCTCAGACTCACCCAACAGGCCGGCCCGGAGGGCGACGGCAGCCTCTTCCGAACTCGTGTTGAACGCTGATCCAAGATCACCGGCAACGGTGGTCATCGTCTGAGCCTTCTTGGTCGTCTCGTCAAGGCTCATACCGACGTTCTTGAACGCCGTCCCGAACTGTGACGCGAAGTTCAACGCCTCCGAAGTAGAGAAGGCGTCCTTGGAGTTATCGGCCCACGTCTTGATAGCGGCGCTGTTGTCCTCGAACACCTGCTCCGTGAGCGCCATCGACTCCCGAAGGTTGGATGCCGCCTTGATGCTGTCCTTGGCGAAATCGACAACGGCCGAGGCAGCCTCTCCCGCCATGTTCGCGATACCGATGCCCATGCCCTGCCCGACACCCCGAAGGATGTTGCTGAACTTGCCGGCACTGGCAGAGGCATCCTTGGTCGCCTTCGTGAACGACTTGGCGTCCCCGAGGATCTGGACGATGATCTTGCGTCCGGCCACCATCAGCCCGATACCTCCAGGCCGGCACGGTGACAGGCGTCCTCAACGATCTCGGCGAAGCCTTCCTCGATCTTGCTGCTGTAGTCGTCAATGGACGGGTACAACCACCGGCCCTGTGTCCCTACCCACACACGACGGAACGCCCGTTGCTCGGCCCCGTATCGCCGCCCGCTGCTGGTGACACCGCGGCCCGTCGCCGGTGCCCCGCCCCACTCAAGCCACGGATAGTGGCCCTGGTCATCCTTACCCGAGCCCTTGCCACCGGCCGGGAAGGAGATACCGGCCCCGTACTGCCCTACGGCGGGCTTGAGGTAGCCCGGTGGGGCACCCCGACCCTCGGCCACGCCGATGAGCATCTTGGCAATGCCCTTCATGCCCGTGCGGAACCCCTTGCGCGACTCAAGGTCCACGATCTTGAGGGCGCGCTGGAACTCGGGGACGCCCTCAACGGCGAGGCCGTGACCCTTCCTGATCTCTGTCCTCTGCCGCTTCGCCTTGGCCATCAGCCCATCTCCGCCATCGCGTTGCGGTAGATATGCCACGCTCTCCATCTCAGGTACTCGTTGTTGCTCATGTCATCCACCTGCGCCAGCGTCAGGTGCAGGGCCTCGGCCAGCACGAACGGGAACGTCTCGAGCTCCCCCTCCATCAACGCCCGCTCGAACGTCGCCTGGAGGGTCATGCTTCCCCCCGTCGCAACCCCGACAGGACGGCGATGGCATTGAGCAGGGTGCCAACCGTGGCGGCGTCCGTCGTCTCGCGCCAGGTGACGGCCTCGGCCTCGGTGCAGCCGGTGGAGCGGGACAGGATGAACACCTCGGCGGCGTCCGTGTCCTCCTCCATGTCGGCGAGCTTCACCACCTCAGCCCGGGAGAGGGAACGAAAGTCAACGTCCGTTCCCTCGAGGGCAAGCGTATCGGTCGCCAGCGGCTTGACCGGGAGCGTCACGGCACCAGCGACCTGACGGGCAGGACGTCGAGCGCCACTTCGGCAGTCCACGTCACGACGCCGCCGACCGCGCTGCTCTCCTTGTAGGAGGTCACGCGGGCGCCGGTGGTGACGGTGTAGAGGGACTGGTTCTGGAGGATGCCGCCCGGGTAGATCAGGGCGGTGGAGTCCGCGCCGCTGAGCAGGAGCGGGAACAGGACGGCGCCCGGGCCGTCGGTGGCGGTCGGGTCGTAGAAGCCGCCGATGCTCACCGAGCCGCCCGGGACGCCGGAGAGGGCGGACTTCCATGTCGCGCCGAACACGGTCGTGTCGGCCGAGTCCGTGTCGAAGGACGTCTCGAGCGAGTCCATGTAGGCCGCCAGGGCCTTGGCGTTGATCGTGAATGCTGCGTTCTTTCCATGACGGAAGGCCACCGTGTTTCCTCCTAGTTCCGAGCGAATGACAGGGCGAACGTGATGCCCTCGCCAGCACCGCCGCCCGTCCGGGTGGCGACATACCGGACGTATCGCCGGACGTCGGCGATGGCTGTGGCGCCCCGGAGACGCTGCGAGGTCGCCCCCGTTGCGGCGGTGAACGTGGCGATGGTGGCGGGCGATGCGCCGAAGTTCGATGCCGTGTCGTCCGCGATGGTGATGACCCACGACCCGCCGCCCGCGTCGACGGATGTGACGTGGAGGTGCGCCGTCCACCCCAATGACGTGGCGGCGCCATCGTCGCGGGCGGCCCCGGTGGTGTTGTTGGTGTCCTCGCCCAGCGGGTGGAGCATGTAGCCGAACCCGACGGCGCCGTCTGCCTGGAATGACCCGGCGATCGCCACCATGCCGCCCACGGGGCTGCTCTCCTTGTAGGACACGTCGAGGGCCGACACGAGGCGGGCCGGGTCGCCGATGGCGGCTCCTGCGCCCGGGCTCCCCGTGAGGACCCCCGGCACCCCGGACAGGAACAGGGTCGGCAGGCTGGTCTGCGTCGGATCGTAGAGGCCCGACACGTCGGCGGATCCCGACATGACCCCGCTGACGCCGCTCCGCCACGTCGCGCCGAACATGACCGTGGGTGCGCTCTCCGTCTCGGCCGACAGCTCGAACGAGTCGAGCCAGGGCGACAGGTTGACGGCCCCGAGCAGGACCGTCGTGTTCTTGCCATGAAGGTTCGCCACTTGCCGGGCCTCCTACGTCACGACGTCTACGGTGAGTTTCAGCCCGAGGTACTCGCTCCCGCCGACGACGACCGTCGTGACCGTGGCGTCGGTGACGGACGCATCGCCCCAGGCATGTCTGCCCTCGATGGCCGCCACGAGATCCGCGCTGCCGTCGATGACGTCCGAGAGCGCGTCGAGCTGTTCCTCGCCGAACGCCATGTCGATGACGAACAGGACAGGCAGCGAGAGGTGGTCGGCGCCGCGCGAGAACGTCGTCCCGATGTCGATGTTGGTCGGCCAGTCGACCAGGGCGCAGGGAGGGACGACCGCGCCCACCGGCCACGAGTAGACGTTGCGGGCTTGGCCCGACGCGGTGATGGCCGCACCGATGCCCCGCATGACGTCGCCGAGGACGAGCGCGCCCATCAGATGATCACCGGGGCGCCGAAGGTGTTGCGGAGTTCCTCGAGCTCGGCCGGGGCGAAGTCGCGCAGGATCTTCATGCCGCCGCCTTCGCCCAGGATCACGTAGTCGGCCCCGCCGCTCGAGCGTGCCCGGAACGCCCGGATGCACGCGGCCGTGGCGATCTGGACGATCCGTGGCGAGGATGCCCCGAAGACGCCCGTAGCCTTGATGCCGCGCTTGACCGGCCAGCCCCACGGGAACTGGTAGCCGCCCGTCTGCGAGAGGACGATCCGCGTGGCCGGCGCCCCGTTGCGGCGGTCCTGCGCGGGCGGGTCGAGGTAGTACGCCGTCGAGGCGATCGTGGTGTACGTGCCAGGGCCGCCGTCCGGCTGGTCCGTGGTGGCGTAGCCGAGGTAGGACAGCGAGACGATGCCCTGCGGCACCTCGAGCGTCCACGGGTCGCCCGAGGCGTCGAAGTAGTACGTGGCCGAGCGCGGCGCCCACCAGCGGCCCGTCACGGCCTCGACGGCCTCGGACACAGCGGCGATGACGCCGCCCAGCCAGAGGTCGTCTTGCGTGCCCGTGATGCCGCAGGCGGACTTCACGGCCTCGATGGTGACGAGGTCAGTGGATGCCATGGCCTACCCCTTGGCCTTCGCCGGCTTGACGGGCTTGGTCGCGGGCGGGATGGGTTGCAGTTGGTGGCCGAGCCAGTCGTGCGCATCACACACGGGCAGCGGGCCGTGGCAGAGGTCGATCTGGGTCGCGGGCTTGCCGCAGTACGCGCACTTCATGGCGTCGTGTGGATGCGGCCCGACATGATGATGTTCGTCGAGCTGGAGAACTTGAGTCGCAGGAACCGCCATGCGATACCGTTGACCTCGTAGGACGCCGGGATCTTGTAGTTCGTGCTGACCGCGGTTGTCACGGTCAACTGCGCCACGGCGAGCGTCTGCGGAGCGGCCATCGTGGCGTACGAGGTGTTGAACCAGTTGGCGCCGTCGAAGCTGCCCTCGATGTCCACCTTCGTGGTGACAGGCGCGGTGCTGATGACAGAGGTGAGGACGAGTCCGCCGCCGCCGTCCTGGTGGCCGCGGTCGTAGATATCCGAGTAGAACGTCGTCTTGGAGTAGTGCGCCGCCGTGATGCTGCCCGCGACCGTCGTCGGGACGGCCGAGGTCAGGACACGGAAGGCCGTTGGGCTTTCGATCGCCGTGACAACCTGGGCGCCATCGAGCGAGGGGGTCGAACCGGACGCGACGATGGTTACCGTGTCGCCGACCCGGAGTCCGTGGGCGGTGCCGACGTTGATGAGCGGTGCCGCCCCGGGCGTGGTCGGGATCGAGAGGATGCTGTAGTCGAAGGCACCGGCCGTCGCACCGGCCGAGCAGTTGACCGGTACCGAGAACGTCGTCGGCGACAGGACCGTGACGACCTGGTGCGGGGTGACGGTCAGGGCCGGGTTCGACGTGGTGCTGGCTGTGAAGAAGACGCGGTCGAGGCTCGTCAGGCCATGTGGTGCGAGCGTCGTGATGACGGTCTCGGCGGCGATCGTGCCCGACACGATCACGAACGAGCCGCCCGGGTACATGGTGCCGAGGCTGCTGTCGAACGTGGCGTCGATCGGCTGATAGGCGGGGGTGGTTCCGGGCATCAGGCGCCTCGCTTCTCACCGGGGGCCGCAGTGGCGGCCTCGACACCGGCGTACGTTGACTTGATGGGGGTGAAGAGCTTGGGCCAGAGCCGGGCCGGCAGGTCGTCCGCCCGGACGCGCGTGATGTTCCGGTGCCCGACGAAGTCGTTGCCGTCGGGCAGGCTCCCGATGAAGTCCTGGTTTGCCATGAGCCATTCGGGCTCTGCCTTGACGGCCATTGCAGTTCCTTCCGAAGGGTTGGGTGCGGCGGGTGCGGGGGCACCCGCCGCGTGGTCAGGCGGTTATGCGCCCTTGAGGATCTGGAAGGCGGAGGCGCTGAGCACCTTGGAGGTGTAGCGCCAGTAGAAGTAGAGCCCGCGCTGGCCGGTCGGGTACGACGTGGTGGCGTCGAACATGAGCGGCACCGGCTCCACGTTGAGGCCGACCTTGTCGATAATCACGAAGTACCGGCTGAAGTCCCCAAGGACCATGATCAGCCCGTTCTGCGCGAGGGAGGCGACCATCTCGGAGCACTCGGCCACGGGGTAGCCGAGGAGCTGGTAGGCGAGCGGCGTCGAGGGGCCGGTGGAGTTGCCGAGCCCGACGCGGATGTTCTCCGTGTAGAGCTGGGCGCCGCCCGCGGTGTCGATCGCGCGGACCTTGTTCGTCACGTAGCGGTTCATCAGCCAGACCGCGTTCGGCCGGAACCGTGCCGGGAGTGCCGCCTCGAGGGCGTACAGGTCGGCGGCGGCGAGGACGGTGGTCGTGGCCGAGGACGTGGTCGATGCAGCGGCGCCGATCACGATGCCCTGCGGGAACACGGTGGTACCGGCGCCGGTCGTGAACTTCTGGGCCTCGAGGAGGTCCTTGGCGTCCACGAACATCTCGCCGAGCTGGGAGTCGAGGTTGGCGATGTCCTCGCCGGCCTCGATGCTGTAGGTGACGAAGCCCTGCGCCTTCTGCACGATGGCAGCGGGCTGCGCCAGGACCGGGCCACCTTCGATGGCGGACGATGCCTCGCCGACCATCGTGGCGACGGTGCCGGCCGACGTGACGCCGCGCCACTCGTTCGCGGTCGTCTTGATCACGCGGCTGATCGCGCGGTACGGGTTCACCGCGCCGTTCGAGGTCGGCATGATCGTGGGGTCCAGCTCGTACACGGTGGCGTAGCCACCGGTCGTGGTCGTGGCCCCGAGGCCGGTCATGGCGCCGTAGCGCAGTTCCTCGGCCGTGCCCGGCTGTCCCGCGAGCATCTTATTGAAGAATCGGCGGTAGGTCGGCGAGCCCGTCGAGAGGATGCGGCGGCTGATGTCGCCATCGACATCGCCGCGGATGAGGTCGTTGAGCGCGTCGCCGCACTCGGTGCGGGTGGCGTACTTCGTGTGCACCAGCTCCGCGCCGTCGATGGCGCGCAGGGCGGACGAACGGAGCAGCTCGTTCTCGTGCTCGGGATTGCGCGACTTCGCGCGGATCTCGCCGAAGTCGTACATGTCGCGGATGAGGACGTCGTCCTGCTTGTTCTGGCGGACGGCCGGCGGCGTCCACGGCCTGGTCGTGACCTCGACCTCGCCCTTGAGGTCGGCCTGCTTGACGATCTCGGCGCGGGCCTCGGCGGCGACGATCTGGGCGCGGAGATCGCGGAGCTGGTCGCTCTGGGTGTCGAACTCGGCCTGGCGGTCGGCGGGCATGGTGCCCGGGTACTCGTTGGCGAGGCTGGAGAGGTTGGCCTGCAGCTCGTGCTCGCGGGCGTACATCTCCTCGCGGGTGCGGTAGAACGTGTTGTCTGCCACGGGGGCTGTCTCCTTGGACTTCTCAGGTGGGGTCTGGCGGCTCGGCTCCTCGGGCAGCACAGGGGCCGCCGTCTCGGGAGAGGTGGGGACGGGCTCCTCGGGGGGCAGGGCCTCCGTCTCGGGAGCCTGTCCGGCGAGCGCGCGGAGCAGGTCGGGGTGTTCCATGAGGCGACCGAACTGGTACTGGTCGGTCAGCGAGCGGATACCGGCCGTCGCGGCGGCGTAGGCGGGGAATGTGACGGGTCCGAACTCCATGACCTGCGCCTGGCGGATCGTCCGCTCGGGCAGGCCCTTGGGGTTCCACGCGGGCAACTGGCCCGCGCCGTCGCGGGTGGGCTGCTTCTTGAAGTCCTCGCGGGTCACGCGGAAGCGGAACGACGAGCCGTAGGCCCCGGCCCGCAGGCCCGAGATGAGCAGTGGGTCGATGCCGTCGAACAGGGGTACCGCGTAGTGGGCGCCGCGGTTGTCCTCGCCGAGCTCGCTGATCGTGCCAAGGACCTTGTCCCCGAGGCTCGGGTCCTTGCCGTGGTTGAACGTCACCCGGATGCTGCCGCGGTCAGCCTCGAACGTCTTGGCGAAGGCGCCCGGAGCGATCCGCTCCATGAATTGGCCCTCGTAGACGCTGTTGATCTCGGTCCACTCATCGAACACCGCGAAGTGCCCGGCCATGACCGGGCGCTCGCCGTCCGCCTCGCGGACCTCGATCGCGGGCTCGTCGCCACCGAAGATGGCGCGGACGAGATCGTCGCGCGGGGGGCGCCCTGCGCTCTCAGGCTCGGCCATGTCAGTGACTCCTCTCGAGGACTGGGGACCGGTGAAGGGCGGCGTCGAAGACCGACACCCACTCGGCCGCGCGACGGGCCGGGTCATAGTCGATGGCGATCCGCTCGCGGGCGGCGCCCACGAGGTCCGCACGCAGTGCGGGTTCCTTGGCGAGTCTGGACACCGCGTCGTGCCACTCGCGGGCACCGCGGACCAGCAGGCCGTCAACGCCGTCACGGATGACGCCGTAGGGTCCGTCGCCCATGAACCGCTGCGCGACCACGGGAACACTCGCGGCCGTCATGTCGAGCCAGTGCAACTCGGACTTGCAGGCGTTGAAGTCCGTCTCGGCCAGGGGCGCGATCCCGATGTCCGCCCGCACGTTGCCGAGGGTGTGGAAGAAGCGGAGCATGTCGTGGTCATACGGGACGACATGCTTGAACACGGACGGCGCGATCTCGCCCTCGCAGCCGATCCACATGCTGTCCACGCCCGCCGCGGCGACGGCCGCCGCAGCGTGGCCCGGGTGCCTGCGGCCCTGCGGATCGATGAACCCGAAGTAGTCGTTGAGCCGCGAGTTCGCGCCGTAGAACAGGGCCATCGTCGGCTTGTCCACGGGCGGCCGGTCGGGGACGTACAGGGCCGGGTCCACAGCGTTGCGGACAACGATCGGCGGCACGCTCCGGTAGGCCGCGTACCGCCGCGCGAGCTCGGGGGTCGCTGTCGTCATCACGTCGGCCTCGCGGGCCATCTGGCGAACCAGGTGGGAGCGGTCGCGGATCTCCGCGTAGTGCGGGTCGTGCGGCTGCCGGCTCAGGTCCCAGTCGTCGCTGTCGTAGACGCGGGCCTTGCCCGACGCCTGCGCCCATGCCAGTTCAGTGACGCCGCTGTCCTCGCGGTACCACCCGCGGAACACGACCACGTCGGCCCACTCGATCGCCTCGAGCGCGAGGTCGGCGAGACTCAAGTAGACGGCCGTGATGCCGTGCTGCTCGAGGTGCGGCCGGAACATCCCGGCCCGGAAGTAGGGGACGGGTGCGTTCGGCCGGTAGCCCCAGTACAGCACGTTCATGCGGGCTTCCCCGGCTGTAGCGCCGGCGGGACCACGGGCGCCACGATCACGGCGGGCTCGGGCGGCTTCTCGGGCATGGGCGGCTGGAGCTGGACGCTGTAGAGGCCCGTGTGCTTGAGCAGCGTCAGGTCGCCTTCGCTAACCGCCTTGACAACGCTGTCCGGCTCGAACCCAGCGTCCACGTACTGGCGGATGGCCTGCGCGTGCTTGGTCTGCACCTCGGCCGCGTCCTTGATGTCGTCCTTGAGGGCGGGGATGCCCGCGATGTCGTACGAGAGCTCGGCGTTCCCGGGCGGCCGGACGATGCTCGACATCGAGGACGCGAAGTTCTGCCACAGGGGCTGCATCGTCAGGTCGGCGAAGCGGCGCATCGCGCTCGCGAAGTTGCCGGCGTTGAGGCTGGAACCCTGCAAGCCCTCGGTGAGCCCGACGACCGTCGCCGGGACGCCCGCGGCGTTGGCAATCCTGACCTCCCCGGCCGCCTGCACCATGCGGAAGTCCACCTGGGCGAGATCGTTCCCGACGACCTTCGCATCGGCTAGGCCGCTGAGGTAGACCGTCTTGTACGCGTTCGCGACGCCGTCGTGCCCCCTGCCGAACTTCTTGACCCATTCCGCGAAGGCTTCGGGCGTGGCACCGGGGACGCCGGTAACGACAAGGTTGGGTGTCGCCCCCTGGCGCATGTACATCAGGCGGTGCATCGTCATCGCGTTGTCGGCCTCGACCTCGCGGAGGAGCGGCGTCAGCCACGAGATGCCCCGGTATCGGGCGTTCGGGTCCTTGCTGGGCGCGAAGTGGACGATCTCGTTGGGCAGGAAGACCACCGACGCTGCGGGGCGCCCGTTGCGGTGGTAGACGTACCCGATGATCTCCGCGTCCTCGGCGCCACCGGGATCGTCGGGGTCAGCATCCGACCCGAGGGCGATCGTCACCCACTCCGGTCGCAGCCGCTTGATCTCGCCCCCGCTGCGGATGAAGAAGGCGTTGCCGTTGAGGTCAGCATCCTGCAGCGCGCGGGTCAGCAGGTCTCCCGTCGTCGCGTTGGCCCACGGGTGCTCGAGGATGTCGAGGCTCGGGTCCCCGAACAGGAAGCCCGGCCAGCCCGATCCCTTCCGGCGCCAGATAAAGCGGGCCTGGCTGAACAGCGACAGCCTCGCAAGTTCAACGGCATACACAATGCCGTTCGAGGTGTACGCCTCGGCGAACGTCCCGAGCGTTTCCTCGGCGTTCGTCGTCATCGTCGTCCGCAGCGTCGGCTGCATGCTGCCGTTGGGCCCGAGGACCCAGCCGAGGTAGTCGGCCAGGGAGTAGCGCGTCTCGGGCTGCCCGCGAAGTGACTGCAGCAGGTTCATCGGCGGACCTCGATACCGAGCAGACCGGCCGCGGCGATGGCGAGCCCGGCGAGGATCACGGCTGCGGGTGGATAGATGAGGGCGATCCCGGCGATCGCCACGCACGCGCCGGCCACGACCAGCCCGGTGGCGGCAGTCCTGCGACCCATCGTCAGGCCCATGCCATCATCACCCCGGGCTCGGCCTCGACGGGCGCGGCGGCGAAGCAGTGGGCCATCGCGGCGGCCTTGAGGGCGTCGATGACGCGCCGGTCCTGCAAGTCAGCCGCCATGCGGTTCGCGTGCGGCCGGTCGAAGACGGCGTCCCCGCCCGGCAGCATCCGGGCGATGGCGTTGAGCGCGTGGGCCGTGAGCCCGGCATCGCCCGAGTGCCGCAGCCAGCCCTTGCGGAGCGCCTCCATGAAGCGGTCGAACTCCTGGACCTGCACCGGGACGCCCTGGCCCCAGTCGATGACGACGCAGCCCAGCTCGCTCTCGGCCCACTGTCCGAGCTGCTCGGCGCGGCTCATGTCCATCACCAGCGTCGTGATCGGCGTGCGCGCGTGGATCTCGGCCAGCGCCCGCTCGATCAGCACGCCGTCGAGCATCGACCCGTCGCGCGGCGGGGTGAGGACCGACGCGGGTCCGAACAGGCGGAACTCGGGATCGCGGACCCAGAGCGGCACGATCGCGGTCGTGTCCCATTTCCACGCGACATCGAGGCCGGCGACGATCGGCGTGCCGTCGGGGATGCGTTCGGCGGTCGCAGCTGTGGCCCACTCGGCCTCGGTGATCGCGGAGTTGTGGGAGCGCGTCGGCCGGTTGCACACGAACCGCAGCCAGTGCGCGAGCGTCATCGTGGGGCTGCCGTACTTCTCGCGCAGCCCCGCGACCGTGATCCCGCTGAACGGGTTGGCGGCCTTGACGACGCGGAAGTCCGTCGGGTCCGATCGCTCCGGCACGGCCCACTCGTGCATCACGACGCGCTGCGACACGGCCCGGACGTGCGAGCCCTTGCGGACGACCTCGGCCGACTGCTGGCGGATGCGCTCGCGGGTCAGCTCGAACTCGCTCCCCGGCTCGCCGGCCGTGGAGATGGTGACGACCTGGCCGCCGCGCTTGGCGAGCTTGCCCGCCCACGTCCGGTACAGCGACAGATCCCGGTGGCGGTGCAGCTCGTCGAGGATGCCCAGCGTGGGGATCACGCCGTCGCCCGTCCGGTCGTCGGCCGCGAACACCTGGATACGGCTGCCGCTGAAGTGGTTGATGCGCCGGTAGCCCTCAAGGCAGGTGAATCGCGGCACGTCCGTCTTGCGCTTGCCCTTGGCAGCTTGGACGGCGCTGTGGACGGGAGCGTGGAGCTTCGGCGAGCGCAGGACGAAGCCCTCGGCCTGCCGGTACAGGATCTCGGCCTGCTCGCGGGACGATGCGGCGACCGGAACGGACGCGAACGGCCGGAACTCGGCGTGGTAGAGGGCCAGCAGGGCCACGATGGTCGTCTTGCCGTTGCCCTCGGGGACCACGAACCAGCACTCGGGCTTGCCCGAGAACACGTCAGCGATGAACTGCGCCTGGAAGCGCTCAATCACGACGTTTTCGCCGCTGTCGAGCTCCAGATCGGACGCCCACGCCACGAAGTGGGGTAGCGTGAACGGCAGGGGCGCGGGCTCGCGCTTCCGCCCCGCAGCGGCCGTCCTAGGGGGACGAGGGC